GCGGCACCAGCGATACTATTCAAACTAGAATCACCAAACTTTGTGGCATTTCCATCCTGAATATTTGATGGAATTGGTAATAATACTGTTTCGAGTCTCTTTGTTCCATTATTGACTCTTCTAGTTCCTGGTCTTCCAGCAAAATTTCCGGTATTGGAAAGTACAGGAACATATTCCACGATATCAATTTGCAGATAATCTGTGGTTTCCGCAATCATTGTAAGTGGATATCGATAAACTTTTTTATCTGCCATTTATCTTTTTCTAACTATTTAGAAACTTGGCATAAGGAATTTCGCGAAGATCTTCAAGTTCTCCTGCATCAACTTCATACAAATTAGTTTGTATTTCTTCCCAAGTATATTTTCTATACTTTCCCCAGTGAAAGTTGATGCCAGTAAACCCAGATCCATAAACTTCTGTGCAGGCAATTAATGGATGTAAATCGTATCTTATTCCTGGAGTTTTTGCTCTATAAACATAAGTATAAAACTTGCCTTCTGTAGGAATTTGAACTACAGTATCTTTGAGTGCTTCTCTTATTTTTACCATTAAATATTCTGGTGATTCAATTCCAATTAAATCGCCAATAATTCTTCTAACACGATTTGCATTATCATCAGTGGGTCTATCTTTTGGTTTTCTTATGTCTTTTCTTACGCCAGAATCATATACATTAGAACCTACTGGAATGCTTGGATCATTACTGTAAGTTACTTCCCCAGTTTCTAGAACATAACTGTATCCTTTTCCAAGTCTACCACCTTTTCTAATGGTGCGTTTTTCCATTACTTGATACCTAATTCGTTTTCGGTTAGAACTTTAAATTCATATCCACGATCAAGACACCATTCTTTTGCGGCTTCCCATTTTGCCTGATTTTTGGCATATTCAACGACTTCAAAAATGTATCCTTTTGTTTTTTTCTTTTGAACTTTTGGTTCGACACATTGTTTTAGAGGTTTGATTTCAATGATCATTTTTTTGATTTTTCCATTTGATTCTCTGACCTTAATATAAAAGTCTGGAAAATAACGATGAACTCTGTTATCTACTGGGGATAGATATGGAACTACAATTTCTTCACTTCCCCACTCAAGAATATTTTCATTCTTGTCACAATAAACCATAAATTTTCTTTCCCAGAGAGAACGGTAGACGATATTCGTTGGGTCACCTTTGTATTTTCTAGGATAAGATGGTTGATATTTTCCTTTATATGCCATCTAAATAACTAATAATAAAGTAGTCTTATAGGTATTTAGAGTGGCAATACCAAATCCAAACTCTATAATAGGAAAAGGAGAAAAATATTCTACTGATACAAAAAAGATATTTGGAAATTTATCTCAATCCAATTATTATCTTGTCAATTTTTCAAGTCTTACAACTGTTGGTGGAAATCAAGATCTTCTAAAGTATATAAATGGTAGAGGAATAAAAACTGATTTTATTTCTAGAAATTCTGGAATTCTTTGCTCAGAAGCATCTTTACCAGGATCTACTCTTGCTACAGCAGAGGTAAAGGATAATTTTATGGGAGTTCCTCAAGAATTTGCACACACTAGGTTATATGCTGATATTGACTTTACATTTTATGTGGATCATGATTATGACAATATAAGGTTTTTTGAAAGTTGGATTGAATTTATCTCTAGTGGAAGTAGTGCAGATCCTTACTCTACAAATTATTATCGTAGAATGAGATATCCTGACACATATAAGTGTCAAACAATGTCAATTACTAAATTTGAAAGAGATGGATCATCACGATTAGATTATGTTTTTGTCAATGCATTCCCAAAATTGATAACTGCTGTTCCAGTTTCTTATGGCCCTGCCGATATTCTTAGAGTTAGTGTTAGTTTTAATTATGACAGATATATTATGAACCCTGTAAAACAAATTAGTGCAGGATCCATATCTGAATTTGATCCCGATGCAACTAGGGGGGAAAATAGAACGTTTGTTTCGGCAGAGCAAGCTTTAAACAACTTACAAAAGAATAATTCATTATCTTCATCACCAGCAGCACCAGCAGCACCAGCAGCACCAGCAGCAGCAACACGACAACTTACTTCTCAGCAAATAAATGCAGGAATTAGAGCTTTGGGTGGAGATCCTAATGCACCTGTTAAAACTGATACTGTTAGACCTATCACGAATTTTGGATTTGATGACAGAGATGGTGATGGAGTGAAGGAATTTAGATTATTTGGAAAAACTGTATTCAAACTTATCGAATAATCTTCAGATAACTACTCTAAATAATCATACCTGAATTGTATCGCATACTATGCCATTACCTAAGATTAATACGCCAACTTATGAGTTGGTGCTTCCCTCTACAGGAAAGAAAATTAAATATAGACCTTTTCTTGTGAGAGAAGAAAAGATTCTAATTATGGCAATGGAATCTGAAGATATGAACGAGATTACCAATGCCATCGTTCAAATTCTTTCCGATTGCATTATTTCTAATGATGTAAAAGTAGAATCCCTTGCAACTTTTGATATTGAATATTTGTTCTTGAATGTTCGTGCCAAATCTGTTGGTGAAAGTGTAGAAGTTAATGTGACTTGTCCAGATGATGAAGAAACACAAGTAGAAATGTCTATCGATATTGATACGATTAAAGTTCAAAAGACCAAAGGGCATAAGAATATTATCAAACTCGATAATGATCTTTCGATGAAACTTCGTTATCCTTCATTGGAGCAGTTTGTAGAAAATAATTTTGAAACTGCGGATGGAACTAGTGAGGTCGGTCAATCACTTTCTATGATCACATCTTGTATTGAAATGATTTATAATGCAGAGGAAAGTTGGGAAGCATCTGATTATTCAAAGAAAGAACTTGATGAATTTATTGAGCAGTTGAATACAAAACAGTTCAAGGAAATTGAAAAGTTCTTTACCACAATGCCAAAACTTTCTCATACTATTGTAGTCAAGAATCCTAATACAGGTGTTGAGTCTGAAGTTGTTCTTGAGGGACTGGCAAGTTTTTTCAGTTAGGTATGGCTCATACCAATCTTGAGTCATACTACAAGATAAATTTTGCTTTGATTCAGCATCATAAATATTCATTAACAGAGATAGAAAATATGATTCCTTGGGAAAGAGAAGTTTATCTTGCTCTTCTCCAACAGTATATTGAAGAAGAAAACCTGAAAGCACAGCAAAGTGGAATCTAATTTAAATCTACCATCAAGTACGACACCAAAATTAAACGTTCAAACTGTCTCATCTGCAGTTTTTGGAAAAGATGGTGGATTAAAAGGTTCCATGGACAATATTCATGGAACAGTAAGTAAATTAGCAGGTCATGTTAGAAAAGCGGTAATCCGCATTGGTGCATTAGAGAAAAAGTTTTCAGAATTAGAAAAGAAACTTACATTAAATACTGAAAAAATCACTAAAATAAAGGATATATTAAAGACACAAAAAAGTAATATAGGGAAAAAATTACCTGGTAGTGATCAAGATAATTTAGAAAAAACACTTACAGAAACAAATAAACTTCTTGTAGAAATACAAAAAGAATTATCAAAAGCATTTGCTTCAAGAGCAGATGATCAAAGAAGAAGACAAGATAATCTTAGAAGGGCACAATCAAAGAGAAAACTTCAAAGAGAAGAAAGTCAGCTGGAAAAGTCATCGAAGAGACTTGGAGAATCTGTTGCAAAGAATGCTAATGATATTGTTTCTCCGGTGAAGGGAATTTTTGGTCAAATTATGGACTTTATCGGAACAATGGTTCTCGGTATTGCATCAAATGCAGTGTTTGAATGGTTGAAGGATGAAGACAATAGGAAAAAAGTAGAGGGTTGGTTTAACTGGATTAAAGATCACTGGAAGTGGGTTGCTGCTGGTATTGGTGCTCTAGCACTTATACCTTTAGTTGGTGCAATCGGAAGTGTGATTGGAGTAATTGGATCGGCTGTTGCCATAATTAAATTGGCAATGATGCCACTTTTAGCATTATTACTCAATCCTTTGTTCTGGAAAGCAATGTTGATTGTTGGTGCTGGTGTTCTTCTTTATAAAGCTGGTGAAAGTTTATATAAAGCAGCTAGAGGTGGAATTACAGGTGGTCAGAAATTTAATGCAGCACATGATGTTTTGGATAAAAAAATGGAGGATGCCGGACTAGTTGTACGTGGTCCTAATGCCGGTAAAGAAAAAAGTAGAAGTGGAAGAGGTTTCACATATTCTGATCCTACGGATCCTGAAAAGATAAAAGTTGCCGAAGAAGTAAAAATGAAGAGAAAGCAACTGAATGATATGAGAGATGAGATGAATAATGAAATTAAAACAGAAACTGCAAAAATAGAATCTTCTGGTCCCACTCTTAAAGGTGAATCAATTAGTGGTCAACCAGAAATGAGTAGAGCAAAAATAGAAAAAGGTATTAGAAAAAAATATGAGGAAAAAATATTCAATCTAGTTCCAGAAGTTGGTCAACCAGAATCATCCGCACCAGAAAAGAGAAAGATGGGTGGTCCTGTAAAAGCAGGAATGCCATATATTGTTGGTGATCAACTTGGAATGAAAACAGCAGAATTATTTGTTCCTCATGTTGATGGCACAATCATAAACAACCAAAAAACACAAAAAGTATATCAAAATCTAACTTCAAAAAAAAGAGGTCGTGGTGGAGTTAATATTTCAACTTTGCCAATGATTACAAATCAATTACCACCTCCAGAAGTTCAGTTGCCAAGTGGTTCTGCCACTGATGTTCCAGAGATTTCTAGTGTAAATATGGCAGATCCTTATCGTCAATTGAGTCCTATGCTATATGGTATAACGGTATAATAACATGGCAGCACCATTGATTGCTGGATTAGGAAGAGCACTCGCATCTCAGGGAGCACGACAAGTTGCGGTTCAAGGTGCTAAAAAAATTGCTAAAGACAAAATAACATCTATAGCAAAAGATAAAGTAAAAGAAAAGTTGAGTGGAAGGAGAAGAGAAGAAGGACAAGATAAAAAATTATCTAAAAAATCTCAAATAATATCATCCAGTGGAGATTCGGAAGTAAATGTCATTCAAAGACGAACCTTTGAAGATACAGATTATTCTGCAGATTCCAGATCTACTTCAGATAGGTCATCAATACAATCGGCATCTACATCTTTATCACCAGTAAACCAACTGAAGATGAATGTAAAAAACATTCACAAATTCTTATTGAATCGAAATAAGAAGAATGCAAAACTTCAGAGTGAAGATAAAAGAATTTTAAGAACACAAGTAAGTAGAGATAAACTTGCATTGAGAGAAAGGAAATTAGAGGCTTCTCCTTTTGGCAAATCACTTAAAAATATAAAAGATTCTGTTCCATCTCCCAATGAAGATGGTAATATATTAGATAAATTATTAGAATTTATTGGTGTAATTATTTTGGGAGTTATTGTTAATGGTCTTCCTGCAATTGTTGAAAAAGTTCAAGAAATTATTGATAATATAGTTAATTTCTTAACTCCTATTCAAAGTGGATTTAATCTCATAAAGGCATTCTTTACCGGAGAATTGGATCAGGTAAAATACAATGCAGATAGAAAAAGAGTTGATGGAGCACTTGAATCATTTGAAGCAGATGGTGGCTTGATTGATCAGATGGCAGAAAAGTTGGGACCACTTGGAGGTATAGTTAAACAATTGAAACCATTAACCAAAATGTTGAGGACACAGGTTAGAGGAAAAGATGTTGTTCTTGCCAAAAAGGGTGGAAAGGAAGGATTTCTGGATAAAAAAACTGGAGAATTTACTGAAAGAGAATGGACTTCAGAAGAAAGAGAAACGATGTATGGAACAAGAGGTTCTGGTGATAGTGGTGCCCCCGGAGACACTGAAGGTGGAGGTGGAGATGTTGAAGGAGCTGGATCGACTGATGCAAATAATGTTTCTGGATATCCAATTACAAGTCATTATGGTAGAAGATGGGGAAGACTGCATGGAGGAATTGACGTTGGAACCCCAACAGGAACAGCATTGGCTCTAAGTCATTCTGGAAAGGTAATATTCTCCGCACTACATGGTGGATATGGAAACATGATTGATGCATGGGTTCCTGCTCTCAATGTTCAATTTAGATTTGCTCACCTAACTAAAAGATTTAAGAAAACAGGTGAAAGTTTTAAAGAAAATGAGGTTCTTGGTTTAACTGGTGGTGGCGCAGGAGATCCTGGTCGTGGTTCATCTACAGGGCCACACTTACACTATGAAATCGATACTACAGAAGGTGGTGCTAGATATGGTGGAGCAAGAAATAAAGCACTATTATATCGAATGGCAAAACATGTAAAACTTGGAAATATTTTACCCTCTACCAGTGGTACTGGTGGAGGAATTGATTTAATTAAGGGATCAATGCCATCAAATGAAAAAGTTGCACAAATACGTGAATTATCAGAACCGCAAACGACCAGTAATGTTCATAATTATGTTTATATTCAACCATATGATACTATTCAAATGCAGGTAATTCCATTTCAGGTGTAGATAGATGAATAGAGTAACTGCTAGAGAACTTAAATCAATAAAGTTGAATGTAAATAACATTCATAGTTCCCTGATTAATTTTAATAAGAGGCAGGTAAACTTAACTTCTTCAATAGCAAGATTTGAAAATCGTGCAGAAAGAAAGAGGAAGTTACAATCGAAAGAAAACAGACTAGAATCTCCACTAGTTTCTTCTCTGGATAACATTAAAAATACAGTCAGACCTTCTGATGGTGAGGGTGGTGGAAATATATTTGATAAACTCTTTGAGTTTATAGGATTAATGCTTGCTGGCATAATCGTTAATGCACTGCCAGCGATAATCAAAAAAGGTAAGGAAATAGTAGATGGTATAACAAGCTTCTTTGCCCCTATTCAAAGTACTTTTAGGTTAATTTTAGCATTCTTGAGTGGAGAGATTGATAAATCTGATTATGATGCGGATAAAAAAAGAGTTAATGATGGATTTAACAAATTGAATAAAAAAGGTGGATTGGTTGATAAAATGTTAGATAAAACTGGACCTTTAAAACCACTAATAAAAAAATTACTAAATGCATTTAATTTAGGATCTAAAAAAAGTAAAAATATAGTTCTCGCCAAACAGGGTGGTAAAGAAGGATTTTACAATCAGGAAACTAAAAAATTCACTGAAAGGCAGTGGACTTCTGAAGAAAGAAGATCCTATGAGGGTGATGATGAAGATGATGGTGACGTACCTGCCGGAAACATATCAACCTTAGTT